ATATTCCCCGTTCTCTGCCGGGAGTATCAGCACCTGGCAATCGAAATGGTGGCGGGCATGGGTATGCCGGTCGGGCAGGAAGTGTTCGACACCTGCTTTTGGATTGGGCGGTTCTGGGAATACGCCGAGCTTTACCGGAAGGGGTACCAGATACAGACGATCTTCCGCCGGGAAGAAAAGCTTTACTTATGCGGAAGAGCGTCGGCAAAGGATGCGAACATCCGACAAGCCCTCGTCGACCGCTATGCGCCCGGTCAGCCGAACTACGGCAAGGGAACAAAGAAGAATCCCGGTTTCTTTTACGGGTTCGCAGCGGACATGTGGGCGGCTATGGCGGTGGCTGTGACGTATTTCGATAAGTACATAAGGGGGATACAGCTATGAGTACAACGAACGATCTGGCAAAGCGTATTCGCAGAAGCAACAAGGCATATTTTGCCGCCGGTATGGAAGCCGGGAAGCAGAAGGTGACGGACCTTTTCTTTGTGGCGGCGCATGAACTGGGCATGCTCAAAAGCTCGGCGAAGGCAAAGGAACTTCTGGACAAAATGGAGCAGCTTGACGCAGAGTACGGCGTGGCATGGCTGGGCAAGAAGGAATCCGACGAAGCCATTCACCGGCTGGACTCGAGCCTTAAGAAGCTCTGCGGTCCGTTCTTTCAGCCGTTTTTCGAACGGAACGATACAATCAAGGATTGGTGGGACAAATGAAAATTATGTTGGAGCCGAACGTAGGAGAAACGGGAACCCAGAATAACTGTCAATGCGATGTTTGCGGAAAGAGATTCCACAGAAAGCCTAGTCAAATCGAAAAATCCAAAAGGCATTATTGCTCGGTGGCATGTCACGCTGCTGCAAAAGCATTGCTTATGCGTGGCGCTGGGAATCACCAGTACGGATTAAAGGGGAGTGCAAACGCTTCTTGGAAATCCGACATGAAAGAAACCAGATATGGGTATATTGCGGTACGTTGTCTGGAACATCCGTTTCGCGATAAATCCGGGTTCGTTCTCGAGCATCGCCTTGTGGCAGAAGAATATCTTCTCACGGGCGAAAACTCCGTAGAAATTGATGGTAGGAGATATCTAAACCCGGAATATGTTGTTCATCACAAAAATTTTGACAGGATGGACAATAGACCAGAGAATTTGGAGGTATTATCTCATGCCGAACACCAGAGGCTACACTTAAATTTGAATATGCACGGAAGGAACGAGAAGGGGCAATTCGAAAAAGAAACACCAGACACAATAAAGGTAAAGCGAGTGACGGAAACAGCTGTTGTTCCTGAGAGGAAAAGCATCGGCGCAGCTGGATTCGACCTATGCGCTGACATCACAGAGCCTGTAGTAATACGCCCAGGGGAAACAGCTCTTATCTATTCTGGTATCGCCTTTGCAATCCCTAAAAATTATTTTGGCGCTATTTATGCTAGAAGCGGACTTGCTACCAGATGTGGGCTTCGACCTGCAACTTGTGTGTCTGTTATCGATAGCGATTATAGAGGGAACGTTGGCTTGCCAATTCACAATGATTCGGGCAAAGAAAGAACAATTATGCCGCATGAACGTGTAGCACAAATTGTTTTTCAAAAGGCATTGGTTCCGGAACTGGAAGTGGTCAGTGCGCTCGATGAGACGGAACGCGGGGACAATGGGTTCGGAAGTTCTGGCAGATGATGGGGGATATTACAAAACAGGAATACTCCACTTGGCTGGAAGAATGCCTAAAAACTGTGTTAGATTTCAAGCCCTCATCGATCTGCATTGTTGCTACTGCGGAGGATGGGACAACAAAGACAGGATATTTCAATTCTACGGGGCAAGACAAAGCTATTTTTGCCGCTAACATTATGAGCGACGTTGTAATGGATATTGTCAAAATCAATGCAGAGGATATCAAGAAAATATTGGGCGGAACAGAGTAAGGGGGCTGATAGGGTGAGCAAACCGCGCTATGGGTGGTGGGGCTACGCAAAATGGATGGTACGAAGCTACAAGGGCGGTACGCTTATGACGCGGGAGGAAATCGACGCGGTAGATGCTGCTGTCGAGGAAACAAAGCAGCTTTCCGATGGTGCGGAACGGCTGAAGCTTATTGATCTGGTCCTTTGGAAGCGCACACACACCTTACAGGGCGCTGCTATGGTTGTATATGTCTCGGAACGTACCGCGCAGGAATGGCATAGGCAGTTTATCTACTTAGTGGCAGAAAAACGTGGTTTATATTCAAAAGTTTGCGTAAGAGAGCCTTAAACATAGTGTATCGTTGAGAGCGTAGAGGTGTATCCTCTGCGCTTTCATCCTTCTTACGGCTACGCAGCGTACTGCGGAACCTCCTTTTTCTTAGCTCCACCGGAAACCGCAATCCGGTGGGGCACGAAGGAGATAGAAATATAAAAAATGCGGCTCGTTCTCCACAGCTGCGAATAAAATACAAGGAGATTATACCATGAATGAAGATTTGATGATTTTTGAACGCAAAGAACAGGCTGTTGTGAGCAGCAGGACGATTGCCGATCGCTTCAACAAAGACCACAGAAGCGTGACTCGCAGCATTGAAAATCTCACTGCGCAAAATTGCTCGGTGAAAAATATGTTCATCAAGAGCCACTATGACACGGAACGCGGGCGCTCATACAAAGAATACCTTATGAACCGCGATGGATTTTCTCTCTTGGTAATGGGGTTCACCGGGAAAGAAGCGCTTGAGTGGAAACTAAAATATATCGCAGCGTTTAACCGCATGGAAGCTTTCATCCGCGAAAGGAAGGCTTCTGAATGGCTCATGACAAGAAAACAAGGGAAGCTTGTGCGGAGAGCTGAGACGGACACACTTGCCGATCTGGTTGAATATGCAGAGGCGCAAGGCAGCCGGAACATGAGAAAGCAGGTATACACGATTTACTCGAAATTGGTAAACGACCTTGTCGGGATTCAAGGCGGCCAGCGCGACAGCGTCCCCTTCAAAACGATATCAGTAATTGGGTTTCTTGAAGATATGATTTTGCACACAGTTTCAGAAGAAATGCAAAAAGGAACTCACTACAAGGAAATCTACAAAATTTGCAAGGCGAACGGTGAACAGATAATGAGGTTCGCTTACCTGCCAGAATTTACGTCGCTGGCAGGGTAACGAGGTGGTGATTATGGCTGCGAGGCTGACAGACCGGCAAAAAAAGAAAATAGTTGCCGACTGGGTAGAAATGCAGTCGTACAACGCTGTTGCGAAGAAGCATGGCGTCACGCACCAGACTGTGAAGAGAATTGTTGACGCATCACCAGATATCAGCGAAAAAGTACAGCAGAAAAAAGAGGAAAACACGGCTGAGATGCTGGCTTTCATGGAATCGCAGAAAGGTGCGATGCAGGAAGCTATCGTTTTGCACCTGAAAGCGCTGACTGACCCAGAAAAAATCTCTACAGCGACGCTGAGCCAGATCGCGACATCATTTGGTATTATCGTCGACAAGGCAACGAAGAACACGGCCAGCAGCAATGACAGCCTGAATAAGCTGGATGGGCTGCTTAGGGAGTTTAGAGATGCTGTTAAGTCAGAAACAACTTGAATTTGCGAGGTACGCAAATCACCGCTGGAACTTTAAGGGCGGAGCAACTCGAAGTGGGAAGACGTATCTTGATTTTAAATGGATTATCCCACTTCGTATTCGGGAGCGTGCCGGTAAAGATGGGCTTGCCGTCATCCTCGGTGTCACAAAATCCACAATCGAGCGAAACGTGCTCGAGCCGATGCGGAATCTTTACGGCGATAAGCTGGTAGGAACGATATCAAGCGATAACACGGCTTGGATATTTGGCGAGAAGTGCTATTGCCTCGGTGCGGAAAAGGTATCTCAGGTCTCGAAAATCCGTGGTGCGTCAATCAAGTATTGCTACGGTGACGAGGTTGCAGATTGGTCGGAAGAAGTCTTTGCACTTCTGAAAAGTCGACTTGATAAAGAGTATTCATGCTTTGACGGAACGTATAACCCGCAATATCCGAACCATTGGCTGAAAAAGTTCTTGGACAGCAATGCCGATATTTTCAGCCAAGTTTATACAATTGATGACAATCCGTTCTTGCCGCCTTCCTTCGTAGAAAACCTAAAGAAGGAATATGCCGGAACGGTTTTCTACGATAGATACATTCTTGGAAAATGGACGCTGGCAGAAGGACTTGTATACCCTATGTTCGGCGATCCCTGCATCGTGCAGGACATACCGGACACCGGCGATTATTACATTTCCATTGACTACGGCACGCACAATCCGTTTTCGGCTGGCTTGTGGTGCGTGACGAAAACGGAAGCGGTGCGCATTGGAGAGTATTATTACTGCGGGCGAGAAGAACGGAAAGAAAAAACGCCGGAAGAGTATTATTCAGAGGTAAAGCGTCTTGCGCGTGGGAGAGATATAAAATGCCTGATTGTAGACCCGTCGGCGGACGCTTTTATTGCCACCGTAAAGAAGCACCATGAGTTCAAAGTTCGCGGGGCTGTGAATGATGTACTGCCTGGCATACAGACAACGGCTGAGATGATCGCGTCCGGGAAGCTCAAAATCCATGAGAGCTGCGAGGACGCCATCCGCGAATTCGGGCTTTACAGATGGGATGAAAAAGCAGAATCTGACCGCGTCGTGAAGGAAAACGACCACGCTATGGACGAAATCAGGTACATGGTGATGACGGTCTTGAAAAAGCACTTCAAAGAACACAGATTTGTGCCGGAACTGGCGCGGTGAGGTAAAAGATGAAAACATATCAGGATTTTTTAGAGGTTGCGGAAAAGTCTGACCGGGAGCGGATGGAATTTATTCTGTCCGCGATAAATAATCACAAAGACTCGGATTTATACAAACAGGCGGTTATTGCGAAGGAGTATGACGCGCACAGGAATGTGACGATTGCTAATTTTCAAAAGCTGCTTTATACGCTCAACGGGAAAGTCATTCCGGACAACTACAGTCCGAACTATAAGCTTCGGAGCAATTTCTTTGCAAATTTCATCACGCAGGAAACGCAGTATTTGCTTGGAAACGGCGTGACACTGAAAAAAGAGGAAAACAAAGCGAAGTTGGGCGCTGGGTTTGACACACGGCTCCAAGACGCAGCACACGACGCGCTTGTCGGCGGCGTTTCCTATGGTTTCTGGAATCTCGATCACCTTGAAGTGTTTGATGTGACAGAATTTGTTCCGCTTCTGGATGAGGAAAACGGAGCGCTTCGGTCGGGCATTCGTTTCTGGCAAGTATGCACAAGCAAGCCGCTGCGTGCTACTCTCTTCGAACCTGACGGATTTACACAGTACATCCGACGAAGCGGGGAAGAAATGATGATCTTGGAGCCGAAGCGCGGCTATGTGGCTGTGGAAGCGACTTCTGAGATTGACGGGACTGAACTTCTGGCGTATCAGAATTATCCGGGCTTCCCTATTATTCCCATGTACGGGAACCGCGCAAAGCAGTCTGAACTGGTCGGACAGCGCGAGGCGATTGACTGCTACGATTTGATCAAATCCGGCTTTGCAAATACGGTTGATGATGCCTCCGTTATTTACTGGACGATTTCCAATGCCGGTGGCATGGACGAGATCGATATGGCACGGTTCAAAGAGTCCATGCGGCGAATTGGCGTAGGTCTTGTGGACGATGACGGCGCGAAGGCGGAGGCTCATACGCTCACAATCCCGGTTGAAGCTCGGGAAGCGCTTCTTTCCAGAATCAGCGACGATCTGTACCGAGATTTTCAGATGTTGGACGTTACAAAACTGCAAGGCGGGCAGAAAACAGCGACGGAGATCAATGCGGCATATCAGCCGATGGATAACAAGGTCGATCAATTCGAATACTGCGTAATTGATTTTTTACAGGCGCTTTTCAAAATCGTCGGGATTGAGGATGAGCCATCTTTTACTCGCTCTAAGGTAACAAATCAGCTGGAACAAACGCAGATGGTGCTTCTTGCAGCAAACTACCTCGATGATGAGACAATTTTGAACAAGCTCCCGTGGCTGACGCAGGAAGAAGTCGCCGAAATTCTGAAAAGAAAAGCGGCAGAGGATATTGATCGCAGCTTCGAGCCGCCGGAGATGGTGAACGATGAGACCTGATAAGGGATACGACCTCACCGAAAAAGAGTTAAAGGCGCTCGAAAAGCGGATATATGATTCTTACAAAGAAGCGTATAACGGTCTGACGGACATCATCAAGGAGTATTTCGCAAAGTTCGCAGACCGTGACGCTTCCGAAAAGGCACGGCTGGACGCTGGCGAGATCACAGAAGAGCAATACAGGCAGTGGCGGCTTGCGCAAATCGGGCGTGGAAAGCGATTCGAGGCGCTACGGGATAAGGTCGCAGAGCGCATGACAAATGCAAACGCTGCTGCTGTTGCGTATGTCAACGATGCAACGCCGGGCATTTACAGTTTGAATCGGAATTTCGCGGCGTACACCATTGAGCAGGTGGCCGGCGATGTCGGATTTGATTTATGGGATGAGCAGACTGTAAAGCGCTTGATTGTGGAACAGCCGGAGATTATGCCGTATTACCCGCCGAAAAGAGCGTTAAAGCGCGGAATTGATCTTGCATGGGGCAAAAAACAGATTACAGCCAGCGTCACAAGCTCCATTTTGCAGGGGAAGAGCATTAAGCACATGGCAGATGATCTACAATCCAGAATTGTCACCATGAACCGCGATTCCGCTATCCGGACAGCTCGAACGGCAGTCACGGGTGCGCAGAACGCCGGGCGGATGGATTCCTACTTTGCGGCTGAAAAGATGGGGATTAAATGCCGCAAAGAGTGGATGGCGACGCTGGACGGAAGAACGCGCCATTCACACGCGATGCTCGATGGTGAGGTTGTGGACAACGACAAGAAGTTTTCCAATGGTTGCCGATTCCCAGGAGACCCGCAAGGAAGACCGGAAGAAATATACAACTGTCGCTGCACGCTGGTATCTGTGATAGCGGGAATTGACACTTCCAATGGGAAACGTCGAGACAGATACGGAATTCTGCCGAATATGACATTTGCACAGTGGGAGAAATCAAAGCGTGGGGAAGGCTATTTACAAAGATGAACGTTGAATTTATCGACAATTCCGAACAAGTGAAGTCCGCTATGCACGATGCGCTGATTCGCGCTCTCGAAAAGATCGGCATAACGGCTGAAAAGTATGCAAAGCGGCTTTGCCCGGTGGACACCGGCAATCTGAGGAACAGTATCACTCACCGCGTAGATGAAGGGGGACCGGCTGCATACATCGGAAGTGACACGGAATATGCCGCATACGTCGAACTTGGAACCGGTAAGTATTATCCGGGCGGAAGACCTACGCCGTGGGCGTATCAGGACGCAAATGGGAACTGGCACTGGACGGCGGGCAATAAAGCACAGCCGTATTTGAAACCAGCAGCGGCTGACCATGCATCAGAATACCGGCAGATCGTAGAGGATGAATTGAAAAATGGCTGAAAGTTTGCGTAAGAGAGCCTAAAATATGCGGTATAAATGTGGTAACAGTGAAGAAACGACTGTTGCCACATTTTTTTGTTCTGTCGCGGCAAAGAACCGCCGACAAGGGAAAGGGAGATAGAACATGGCATTAACAAGGAAGCTCCTAAAGGGCATGGGGCTGACGGAAGAGCAGATGGACACGATCATTGAGGCGCACACCGATACCGTGGACGGGCTGAAAAGCGATCTCGCTCGGTATAAGGCAGACGCTGAAAAGCTCCCCGGAGTACAGGCGGAGCTGGAAAACCTGAAAGCCAAAGGCGACGATGGCTGGAAGGATAAGCACGACAAGGTCAAAAAGGAATTTGACGACTACAAAAGAGAGCAGATGCAGAAGGAAACCAAAAGCGCGAAGGAATCCGCGTATCGGGAACTTTTGAAGTCTGCGGGTATCAGCGAAAAGCGCATCGATTCGGTTTTGAAGGTCACCGATCTTTCTTCGGTTGAATTGGAAGACGGCAAGATCAAGAACGCCGATGATTTGAAGAAGTCCATCAAGGAAGAGTGGGCAGATTTCGTTGTTACCACGAAACAGAAGGGCGCGGACACCAAAGACCCGCCCGCAAACAACGGCGGCGCTATGAGCCGGGACGACATCTTCAAAATCAGGGATGCGTCTGAACGGCAGGCAGCAATTGCCGCAAATCTCAACTTGTTCGGAAAGGAAGAATAATATGGCAGCAAAAAACAACCTGACCATGACGAGCGACGTTCAGGTAACCGCTCGTGAAATCGATTTTGTAACCCGCTTTGCGCGGAACTGGCAGCACCTGCGCGACATTCTCGGCATTATGCGCCCCATCAAAAAGCAGCCGGGCACCGTCCTGAAATCCAAGACCGCAAGCGTGACGCTCGCGCAGAGCGTCGGCGAGGGAGAAGAGATTCCCTACTCCAAAGCGACGGTCATTGAGAAGGACTATGCGAACATCAACGTCGAAAAGTACGCGAAGGCGGTCTCTATCGAGGCAATCAAGGAATACGGATATGACGTCGCAGTCGCGATGACCGATGAAGCTTTCCTGTATGAGCTTCAGACCAACGTCACGAACCGGTTCTACGACTACCTGAATACCGGTCTTCTGAGCGTCAGCGAAACCAACTGGCAGCGTGCGCTTGCGATGGCGAAAGGCGCTGTTATCAACAAGTTCAAGCAGATGCACAGAACCGCGACAAACGTTGTCGGCTTCGTGAACGTCATGGACTTGTATGACTACCTCGGCGGCGCCGATATCACTATCCAGACTGAGTTCGGCTTCCAGTACATCAAGAACTTCATGGGCTACAGCACCGTGTTCCTGCTGTCTGACGAAGAAATCAAGCGCGGTCGCGTCATTGCGACTCCGGTTGAGAACATCGTTCTGTACTACATCGACCCGGCTGACAGCGATTTCGCCCGTGCCGGTCTTGACTACAGAACTGATGGCGAAACAAACCTGGTTGGTTTCCACGTGCAGGGCAACTACTCCACGGCGGTCTCCGAGTCCTTTGCGATCATGGGCATGACCCTGTTCGCGGAGTATCAGGACGGCATTGCCGTTGCTGACATTGACGAGACCCCCTCGCTCGGCACACTGACCGTTACTTCGGCAGCTGGAACCGCAACCGGCGACACGAAGATCACAGTCAACCCGGCGAAGGAAACGTCTGGGAATGTCTACAAGTACAAGGTAGGCGATTCGGCTGAAACTGTGACCTATGGTCAGAATGTCAGAACGTGGTCGACGTGGGACGGCAAGTCCGATATCACGGCAGCGACGGGCAAGAAGATCACAGTCGTTGAGGCTGACGCGACCTACAAGGCGCAGAAGGCTGGCAACGCGACGGTAACGGCGAAGTAATGGAGGTGGCGGTGTGATGCTGACTGAATTATGTGGCGTGCTTCGGAACTGGTTTGAGACTGACAGAATCAGTGGTACGTACACGGTCGAAAACGGCAGCATCACACTGCCGTTTTTGCAAAACGGACAGTTTTTCCGTGTGGTGGGCTCTGTTTTCAACGACGGAGTTCACCAATACCCGGATTACGCGATGGCAGACGAGACATTTGACGGCTCTATCTGGCCGATGTCTGTTCCTCCCGCACTCCTCTGCTTGGGAGAGGAAATCAAGGCGTGGCAGGAAAAGAACGGAGACATCGCCGCGAGCCCGTACACGTCGGAGAGTTTCGGCGGGTACAGCTATTCGAAATCGACGAGCGGGTCTGCAACCGGCGCTGGAATGGTAACATGGCAGTCTGCTTTTAAGTCGCGCCTGAACCAATGGAGGAAGATATGAGCTTACTTGACGATTTTGCAAGACCGTGTGTCCTCTTGGACAAAAGCCGCGTTCCGGACGGCGAGAGCGGCTATATCACGACGTGGGCGGAAGGCGCAGAGTTTTACAACTATCAGGCGCTTGATACGTCGATGGAGGCCAGAAGAGCCGAAAAAGAGGGCGTTACAAGCGTTTACTCGGTTCTGGTTCAGCAAAGCGTTCCGATTGAGTATAACGACTTCTTCCGGGATAAAACGACCGGCGAGACGTACCGTGTAACATCGGAGCCGATGGCAAAGAAAACCCCACGCTCGGCCAGCTTCGATCTCAAGTATTTCACGGCAGAAAAGAAGGCGTTACCGGCATGACAAAAGGACAGGCTCTACAAGAATGGTTTTCGCAGTTCCTGACAGCCTATTCGGCGTCCAGCGTGCCGGACGATGCTGTTTTCCCGTGGCTCACGTATGAGTTTATTACGGGCGCGTGGGACAGCGGAGAAATCGGGCTTACGGTGAATCTGTGGTACTACACGGAAAAGGAAGCAGAACCGAATGCCAAAGCGCAGGAAATTTCGGACGCGATCGGTTTGGGCGGCGTGTTCGTTCCGTGCGACGGCGGTGCAATTTGGATTAAGCGCGGAACGCCGTGGTGCCAGAACATCGCGGACGATTCCGACAAATACATCAAGCGGCGGTATTTGAACGTAACGGTCGAATACATTACCGCGAACTGAAAGGACTGATTTCATGGCGAAATTTACAAAAATTCCGGCGGATACGTTTAAGCAGCTGCAAATCAACGCTGGCGTTGTTTTGAGCGAATTTACGCCTGCAACCGGAACGTTTGAACCGGAGAACCAGATCGGCGCAACTACCGGAGGCGTTACATTTTCCGCGACACCGACGTATTCTGATTACGGCTCGGATGTGGACAACTGCCCCAAGAACACAATGGAAATGAAGCGGATGGACGATGTCGAAGTGAAGCTTTCCGGTACGTATGTAACGGCTACGACCACTTCCGCGAAATCTCTCATGGCGGCGGCTGACATCGACGGCACGGATACGACGAAGGTTGTTCCTCGGCGCGATCTTTCGGCGGCTGACTTTGCGGACATCTGGCTTGTGGGTGATTATTCCGATAAGAACGGTGCGACAAACGGTGGCTTCATTGCTATTCGTCTTATGAACGCGCTGTCGACCGGCGGATTCCAGCTGAAAACAGCGGACAAAAACAAGGGGCAGATGGCGTTTGAGTACACGGCGCACTATTCGATGTCGAAGCAGGACGTTGTGCCGTATGAGGTTTATATCAAAGCAGGTACGGCTGAAACGTAAGGAGAAGAAAGTATGAAATTTTCGGAACTTAGCACGGATAGGGCGGCTGACGTTCTTTGCGAGGTCAGCGTGTACGCGCTCAACATCCTGACGGACGATGAGCTGCGGGAGAGTCTGAAAGCACAGATTGACGCAGAGAAGCCTCAGACAGCCGGTGAAAAATACGCGATCGGTGCGCAGAAGATCGGGCAGTGGATTCCCCTGATTCTGAAAAAGCACCGGGAAGATACGCTTGGCATTCTGGCTGCGGTCAACGAAACGACCGTTGAGGCGGTCAAAAAGCAGAGCGTTCTTAAAACCATGCGGCAGATTCAGGAGCTCGCCAAGGACAAGGATATGCTGGATTTTTTCAAATCGTGCGCGTCGGAGGCGAAAGCGTAACGCTTGCGCTTCTGGCAGCTCCAAAGATAAGCGTGGGAGGGCTGATTCGCCTTTTGCCGATTTTGGTAAAGCGGCAGCAGGAGGAATCAGCCTTCCGCATTTATACGACGGAGTGTTTGCGCACAATGACGGAAAACACAGCGAAATTCGCGGGCGGCAGCTTTGTTCAGGCGAAATATTCCGACCTGATAGACCCGAAGCCGCAGGACAACCGAACCTGCGAAGAAATCACCGCCGAGGTTATTAAGCGGTGCGGACTGGTGGTGAAAGATGAATCTATTTGAACTTTTTGTAAAAATCGGTGCGGATACGACCGAAGCGAATAAAGGCATTGACGAAGTCGGGCAGAAAACATCCGGGCTCGGGGAAAAGCTGAAATCCGGGCTTGCTACGGCTGGGAAAGTAGCTGTTGCGGGTGTCGCAGCTGGCGCTACTGCAATCGGAGCGCTCGGGACGAAAGCGGTTGCCGCTTACGCTGACTATGAACAGCTTGTGGGCGGTGTGGAAACGCTTTTCAAGGACAGCCAAGATCAGGTTATGGATTATGCGAACAACGCATATAAGACCGCTGGCCTGTCCGCAAATAAATATATGGAGACGGTAACGAGTTTCTCAGCCTCTCTGCTGCAATCTCTCGATGGAGACACAAGTGCGGCAGCGGACAAGGCGAACTTGGCAATTACCGATATGTCCGATAATGCAAACAAGATGGGCACGGACATGGCATCCATCCAAAATGCTTATCAAGGCTTTGCTAAATCGAACTATACAATGCTGGACAACTTAAAACTCGGCTACGGCGGAACGCAGGCGGAAATGGAGCGGCTGCTTGCGGACGCAGAGAAGATTTCCGGCATCAAGTACGATATTTCAAGCTATGCGGACATCGTAGATGCTATCCACGTGGTGCAGACAGAAATGGGCATCACGGGCACGACGGCAGAGGAAGCGGCAAGCACGATTCAGGGCTCGTTCGGTATGATGAAATCCGCATGGCAGAATCTTGTGACAGGCATGGCAGACCCTGACCAAGATTTGGGCGTTTTGGTCGGGAACTTTACGGATTCTGTGGTCATCGCGGGGAACAATCTGATTCCTCGGATTCAGGAGCTTTTGCCGCGTATCGTCGAAGCGACAACGTCCCTTATCGGAACGGTAAGCGAACAGTTACCGGCAATTCTGGGCGCGGTACTGCCGTCTCTTGTAGAGGGCGCTACAAACCTTGTAACCGGTCTTATGGCGGCTTTGCCGTCCGTGCTGTCGGTTTTGGCGGACGTTGCGCCGACGGTCATCAACACACTCGTTCCGGCTCTCATTGAGCTTTTGCCTCAGATCACACAGACGGGTATTGATGTAATCGTATCGCTTGCACAGGGCATCGCGGACGCGCTCCCGGAACTGATTCCCGCCGCAGCAGAGGCAATCGCGGAAATCGCAAGAATTCTAACCGACCCGGACAACTTGAGCGCCGTTATCGATGCGGCACTTGAAATCATTCTTGCACTGGTTGATGGGTTCATGGACGCGATTCCGACGCTGATAGAGGTTATCCCTGATATAATTGCGAATCTGGTAACTGCGATCATTGTAAATGCGCCAAAACTGATTGAAGCAAGCATTGCTTTGATTTTGAGCTTGGCGGACGGGCTAATCAAAGCGTTGCCGGAGCTGATCGCGGCGATTCCGAACCTGATTCTCGGTATCGTGCAGGGCATTATCGACAATCTGCCGGAGATCATCATGGCAGGCCCCAAAATCATTGCAGCCTTGGCTACCGGACTTATTGAAGCGATTCCGGATATCGTCATGGTCATTCCACAGTTGATTCGGTCTATCGTGGACACATTCCTTTCGTTTGACTGGGGAAGCATCGGCAAGAACATTGTCGAGGGCATTAAAAACGGTTTCGTGAATATGTGGAACAGTTTCAAGCAGACGGTTGAAAACGTCTTCACGGGGCTTGTGGACGGTGTGAAAAGCTTCCTCGGCATCGCGTCCCCGTCTAAGGTCTTTGCCGGTATCGGCGGATATATGGCGGAAGGACTCGGGCAGGGCTTTGATAAAGAATTCTCAAATGTCAAGCGTGGAATTCAAAGCCAACTCGATTTCGGCACGATGACCTTTGGAATGTCTTCCTTCGGTCATCTTCCGGCACTAGCCGGAGCAGGCACGACGAACAACTACTACAACATCAATGCAGACCGGGTAAAGCAGTTTAACGACATCATCCGGATTACAGAAAATGAGCGTTTGACTTCGCGGATGGGGGTATCTGCATGAGAATCGAAAACTTCATCGGCACCAACCAGGAAGGGCGCAGCCTCTCCGGCGGCGATACCTACAACTTTATCGTGCAGGCGAACGAAATCCGCGAAATCGACGATTTCATCCGCCGCATGAAAAACCAGAGACGAGTGGCCAGAATGGGGGTGACGTGAGGTGGCTACGCAAAAGTTTTACGCGAACCAGAGCGCGAACATTCGACCGTCTGATTCTTCATACAACGACCACACTTCCGAGGTGTTTAATGTTGGCGTGAACGCCAACCCGCTTCTCTCCTTCAATGTAGGCGGAGCTGGAAGTGAGTTTAACATCATTACGAATATTGCCTTGGCGTTGTATCTTACAGCCGCATCCTCTGCGCCAAATTATACCCAAGTATCGGCTCTGGGTGACCCGTTTGATGAAGAAACAGTAACGTACGCCAAAGCGCCCGGGGTATACAATACCAAAGGCTACAACCTCGGTTCTGCCAGCATTCACGAATATTTCGTCTTCGATGATATAGCGAAAGACGCAACCGCAGCGAAATACATTGTTTCCAACGGTGTAATGATGTCCGCTGTTGGGAGGGGGCAAGGGTGCAGTTTCCAGAGCAGCCGTGCCGCAAACAAGCCTTATATCGAAATAACGACATCGACTGCGATAGCAACGGGCAGCTTGAAAAACTTCGCGCCCGCCTCGGGGTACATTGATCTCAGCAAAGACAACATCTTTGGATTTGACTTTGAGCAAAAAGCGGACGAACCGTCCATCAAACTTCTTGCGGTAAAATCCTTTACGCTGCAACTGCGCGAGCATGGTCAGGCGGATATCACAAGCATCAACGTCACTACATGGGCAGGCAACGCGCCGAACGTCACGGTTCCGGCGGGCACAATCAGCGGAGAAAGCATCGACTGGCGCGTGATCGCGAAGACCAACGCAAACCAGACGCTCACGTCCGACTGGATGACGCTGAGTGTGAAAGACGTGCCGCCAACTGCGTGGGCAATCAGCCCAAAGGATGTAGTTGTGGACGGGTCAAAAGATCAGATCTTCATCTGGGGGCACGCATCATCCACAGGTACGGCGCAGTCGAAAACCGACCTGCAAAAAAGCACCGACGGCAGCACATGGCAGACGCTTGCAACCGTGACAGGCGCTGCGCGGCAGTGGACGTGTCCTGCCGGGACGCTCACATCCAGCATCAAATACTGGCGCGTGCGCACGTACAACGCTGACGGCATTGCGGGCGAGTGGAGCGACGCGGCGCAGATCGTCGTGATCGCCGCACCGTCGGCTCCGAGTATCCAGATCAAGAGCACGGGTCCGCGCCCATCCATCAGCTGGCAGACCTCCGAGCAGGAGGCGTACCAGGTGGAGCTGGACGGAAAGCTTTCCGGCGGCACGCACTACGGCACGGACAAAACGTGGACAAGCCCGGCATATCTCGCGGACGGCAGTCACACGGTGCGTGTGCGTGTGCAGAACCAGTACGGCATGTGGTCAGACTGGGGCACGGCGGCTCTGCCTGTGACGAACACGCCGGGCGCGAGTATATCGCTTACCGTGCAGGCATCGAGCGTCGCGGATCTCAGTTGGCAGACCTCCGGGAGCTATGACTTTTATCTCGTGTACCGGAATGGCAAGCCGATCGCAAAGCTCACCCAGACGCAGTACACCGACGAACTGTCCTCCGGCAGCACAACGTACCAGGTGCGCGGCTGCTACGCGGATTCGAGCAACTACGGTTTGTCTAGCGCGGTCACGGTAACGATCACGACTGGACAGTATGTGACGCTCTACGGCATCGCGTCCGGGAAGAAAGTGACACTCAAGCATTGCGGACTCAAGAATCAGCCGGTGCAGAACGCGGTCAACCGCGACATTCAGTACATTTTCATGTATGGCAGCACGTACCCGCATGCGGAAAGAAGCGAGTTTGTGACAAAGAAGGTCGGCGGCACGGCGGTATTTTTACCGGACGAAGACAAAGCAGGATTTGACGCGCTGATTGGCGAATTGGTGTGCCTGAAAACGCAGTCCGGCGAGATGGTCATCGGATACTTGAACGAGACGAGCGACACGTCGAGAGTGAACCCGGACAAATCCGTCTGCAACTTCTCGATTCAGCAGATCGACTACTCGGAGGTGATCGACATTGATTCGTGACGTATCCTACCGCGTAGCGGTTTTACGAAAAGGCGGCGAGGTATCGGCGCTTTCGTGGGCGGCTGGAAATGACCCGACGGTTTATTTCGATGCGTCCGGCGAGATCAAGTCGAGCTTTTCCGGAGAGTTTTACGTGAATCCCATTGTAGACCTGCTGTCAGACGAAATCCAGCCGATTTTGACCGTGGACGGCACGGAATATCCCCTCGGGGTGTTCCGCGCCGCGACGGTGACCACAGCGGTCACAAAATACGGAAAGACGGTCAAGGTAGAGGCGTATGATCGGTGCTGGCTGCTCAAAAGCAACAAAACGCAGACGCGGGTGCATTATGCAAAGGGCACGTCTTACTTGACGGTTGTTCAGCAGATTTTGACAACGTGCGGCGTGGCACTTGCTATCACGACAGCTTCTGCGGCAACGCTTGCCACAGACCGCGAGGACTGGGAGATCGGAACAGATTATCTGACGATCTGCAATGACCTTCTGGCAGAGATCAACTACAAACCCGTTTGGTTCGACGTGCAGGGTATCGCCCATATCGAGCCGTATACACAGGCGCTTGCGGCAAACATCAAGCACCGATACGGCGGGACGGAGATTTTGAGACCGATCTCGGCAGACGCTTCAGAGGAAACGGACATCTTTTCCACTCCGAATGTTTTTGTGTGCGTCTGCTCGAATCCGGACTTGGAAGATGCGCTTGTGGCGACGGCGGTAAACGAATCGCCGTCGTCCGCGACCTCAACATTCAAGCGGAATATGCGAATCGTGCAGGTGACGAAGGTCGACAATGTTGCATCTCAGGACGAATTGCAGACCATCGCGAACCGGCTGATGAGCGAGTCGCAGCAGACGGTAAAAACAATCAGTTTCGAGACATTTTCTGAGGGAAATCACGGCATCGGGGACGCGATCTCCATTGACCATCCGGATATCGGCGGAATCTATGAGGAAACCGCTTGGAGCATCACGCTTGGAGCGGGAGAGTTGATGAAACACACAGCGAAAAGGACGGTGATTGCATGATTCCCGGTTTATCGAAGCAGAAAGAAAAGAAGGTAACAGCACCGACATTTGACCTTGCGACGGTCGGCGCGGTGTATTCCGACGGTTTGAGCCTGATTTTTGACGGCAGCACGACGGCAAGCGAAAAGCATTACAAATGCAACACGTCGATTTCGTTCAAGGCGGGTGACCGCGTGAAGATTTCGAAGATTTCCGGCTCTTACGTGGTGGATTACGTCGTCGGAATCCCAAAAACATAGGGGGTGATTAAGTGTTTCAGAAAATCGCGAACGCTTTATCAGTGGAAGTAGAGGGAACTGACCTGACGAAAGCGACGAAGCTTGAGTTTTATGTGAGACAGGGGTGTTCCTTCTTCCAGTATGAACCTACAGTAGTCGACGAAACGCACCTGCTTGTAAAAATCCCGTATGCAGACGCAATGCGGCTGCAAGCAAGCACTGTGAGACTACAGCTTGCCTTAACGGATGGCGACGGAAACCCGATGGCGGCTGAAATCGTGCAGACGGACGCAAAGCGGTTTTTGAAGGAGGCTGGATATGATTAAAATGACGCTCTCCCAGCCGGAGATCAAGATGAAGATTGCACCGGCGAAGGTAGTTTACACGGGAGATAGCAAGCCCTATGAGGGCGTATACGACGTGACGCCGAAGACTTACGAGCCGGTGGTCTTGCCGACCAGAAACCGGCTTTTGTCCCGCGACGTAAACGTTGCAAAGATTCCACAGTACGAAGTATCCAACGCCGCCGGTGGGCTGACGCTCATCATGGGCGACGAGTATATGAACAGTTAGGAGTGAGCATATGGCAAACAAGTACGTAAACAAAATCGTTGTGGGGACGGAGGTAAAGCTCGACCTGTCGGCAGATACCATCGTACCGAGTGACCTCAAAAAGGGCGTCACCGCGCACGACAAGTCCGGCGCGCCGATCGTTGGCTCGAACGAGTTTGACGTAAACTCGCAGGACGCGACCGCCGCCGTGGCGGAGGTGCTCAAGGATAAGACATTTTACGCGCGAGGCTCGAAGCTGACCGGCACCATGCCGGATAACGGCGGCCAGACGCTGGACATTGCCGACAAGGACGAAGAACCTGCCATTCCGATGGGCTTCCACGACGGCTCCGGCAAGTCGCGCATCAAGCCCACAGAGAAGGCAAAGCTTATCCCCGGCAATATCAAAGCCGGCGTGTCCCTTCTCGGCGTGGTGGGCAGCTACGGCGGCGAGGCGGTCAAGGCACAGGCAAACAAGAACGTCACGCCGAGCTTTGCCGAGCAGGTCGTGACGCCGGATGAGACGTATGACTATCTGTCGCAGGTGACTGTCGCGGCGATTCCCGTCACTTACACCGACAACGCCGCAGGAGGGCAGACGCTCCAGATCGGAGGCTGAGATGGCAGTCAACAAAGTCGCCCTTAACGGCGAAGTCAAGCTTGACCTGACCGCCGACACCGTAACGCCGGAGACGCTTCTCAAAGGCACGACGGCGCACAACGCGGCGGGCGAGCTGATTACAGGAGTGTATGAGCCTATGAACATAAAACAGTACACCGGCACGCTTCTTGCTTCGGGCTGGGCTGCTGATTCACACGGCTACCAGGCGCAGACGATCACGATCACGGGGCTGAAAGCATCCTACGACATAGACCCGCAATGGGACGTTGCGCTCTCGGGCACGGACCCAGATGCGGACGCAGCGCTTCTGGAGGGCTTCGCGCTCATCCACAACTATAAGACGGGCGTGAACTCTTTGACCGCACAGTGCATCGGCAAAGCGCCGACGGTGAATGTCCCCGTGAAGGTGGTGGTGTTCGGATGAGTGGAAGGAGCCCGAGATGGTTTACTGGAATTAAGCCTCCATATGAGGCAAATTTTTCGGATAATACCTGGGAACAGATCATTGCTATCTGCCAGAAAAAGATCGTCCCCTCAACGTGGGAGATTGGAGATCAGAAGGCGATGATGATTGGCTCCACGGACTATCTGGTTGACATTATCGGTATCAATCACGACGACTATTCCGACGGCTTCGGCAAAGCCCCGTTTACCTTCCAGTTGCACGACTGCTACGGAAAAAACGAAATGGAGGGCAGCAACACAAACAGAAACGGTTGGGCTGGCTGCGCCATGCGGCAAACACATCTTCCTGCCATCTTGGTTCAATTGCCGCTGGAAGTGCGAAACGGCATCCAGAATGTGAATAAACTGACATCTGCGGGCAACAAAAGCACCACCATCGTAACAACGGCAGACAAACTGTTTTTTCCAAGCGATGTGGAAGTGTTTGGTGATGTTGATTCTTCCGCGCCAGGCGAAGGTAAACAATATCAGTATTACAAAGAAAACGGAAGCAAAATAAAAATGCTAGACGGCGCGGAATCCAGATGGTGGACACGTTCCCCGTCTATAAACGGCACCACAAATTTTATCTTCGTATCATCCGCCGGCACTAAGGGAACTATCCGGGGCGGCGCTGCGCTTGGCGTGCCATTTTGCTTCTGCTTCTAGGGGGTGCATCAATGGGAATGTTTTTACGAAGGGGACTTCCCAGCAAATTCATGGTAATTCTGAGCGTCCCTGTTTCTTACAGCAGTACCTATTCCATGTATGCCGTAGTTAACGGCGAAAAACTAACGGATGCTGCAGCACTGACGTTTCATTCTGGAAGTAAAGTTCCGATCACCATATCATATAAGGCACGAAACAGCCGCGGCAACGTTATTTTGAACGGTGTAACTGTATCAAACGAAAAAGAAGGTACTTACGAATTTGTAGCCACAACAAACACACGCATTTTGTTCGAACAAAAGAAAACATATGACGGAAACGGCAACGTTGTGTGGACACCGACCTGCACCATCACGGAAAATTGATTTAGGGGGTTATTTATGTACATCACACACAACAATCAAACCTACGCGAACGTCCGGGTATACAGCACCTCCGGCTCGGTCCGGTTTACGGGCGATTCTCTTTCGGGGGTGACAGAGCTGACCGGTCCCGTCGGGGTCTTCGCGGACAACGGCTTCCAGATGCAGACCTATACGCCGGGCGATTTTCTGCGGCAGGACATCCGGGACGGCAGCTGGCTTCTGACGAATATCCCGCTGCCGGAGCCGCAGCCGGTCGTGGTGACACCGGCTGAATACAACTTGACCGTTTCCACGGCAAATGCGGTCAGGCTTCTCATGGCGGGCAAGCAGCCCACAACGGCGGATGAAATCATTATGTGTTCGGCGCTCTACAATGAATGGGAACCTGGCAATCACATCGCCGGAGATGTATTCTGTGTCGGCGGTGAACCATGGGAATGTTTCCAGAATTACGACAACGCAGTGCATCCAGACATTGCGCCCGGAAAATCTGCGTGGTATACGTTCAACCGGCCGTTCCACGGCACGTCCAGAGAAACAGCAAGAAATTTCGTACACCCAACGGGCGCGCACGACACGTACAAGGCAGGGGAATGGGCCGTGCAAGACGGTAAGTTCACCAGAGCGAACCAGGATACAGCATATAGTCTCGCAGAATACCCGCAGGCATGGGATGTGGAAGAATAACAGCCGCCCGAGGGCGAGAAAGGAGAACACATGGACGACGGAATTCAGGCGCATGTCGCAGCGATCGACGCGCGCTGCAAATCCAATCAGCACCGAATCGACGAGCTCGAGGCGGACAACAAGGCGCTTCACCAGCTGGCTACCTCCGTAGAAGTGCTGGCGACGAAGCAGGAGACGATCGAGTCGAACGTGAACGAGATCAAGCTCGACGTGAAAGCCCTCAAGGCGCTCCCAGGCAGCCGCTGGGAGGGCTTAATCAAAGCCGTGGTCACGGCGATTGTTTCGGGCTTAGTCGGCTATGCGCTGGCTCTGGCAGGGCTGGGAGGCTAGTATGGCGGACGGGCAGAAAAAGCCGCAGCGGAAGACAAAGGGGCGCATGGCGCGGGAGCTGGTCTACTACTGCATTTACGCCCTGACGCTTACGCTCGCGTGGGCAGTGGTCATCAAGACGGTCGCGGTCCTCCTCGACCGCCCGTCCGACCTCTCCGACGTGCTGATCTTCGCGGCAGCGGCGTTCGGAGGGGAGCTGCTGCTCCTGCTGTGCAAGAGAGTATTTGCGAAACCAAATGAACCGGTAGAATGAAAGGGGTACATATGGAAAACATCAAAAAGCGGCTGGGCAATTTGCTCAGCGTCAAATCTCTGGTCACACTGGTCCTGACGGGCGTGTTTGCGTACATGTCTGTAGCCGGTAAGATCTCGCAGGACTTTATGACGATCTACGCCGTCATTATCGCGTTTTATTTCGGCAGTCAGTCTCAGAAGCTTCAGGACGCACTCGACGGTAGCAAAAATTCGCAGGAGGGCGAACAGAAATGATGAAAGCATCCGAACTTGTGCGCAGGCACATTGATGTTGCGAAGAACTACAAGACCGTCTACATGTGGGGATGCTTCGGCGCCCCCGTGAGCGAAACGATCATTGACGAGAAATCCGCACAGTACCCGGACTGGTACACCGGCGGCAGAGTCGCGTATCTGCGCAGCCTCGTCGGAAAAGTTGTCTATGGCTTTGACTGCGTGAACCTGACAAAGGGCATTCTCTGGGGCTGGAACGGCAACAAAAACGCTTACTACGGCGGCGCAAGGTATGCCTCGAACAGCGTGCCGGACGTCTCCGCCGACGGCATGATTGCAAAGTGCAAGGACGTGTCAACGACCGGCTGGGACAAGCTGATTCCCGGCGAAGGTCTCTGGATGCCCGGTCACTGGGGCATGTACATCGGGGACGGTCTGGCGGTTGAATGCACCCCGATCTGGGACAACGGCGCACAGATTACCGCCGTCCAGAACATCGGCACGAAAGCAGGCTACCACGCCCGCGATTGGCAGAAGCACGGAAAGCTCCCGTGGGTCGAGTACGACACCGTAAAGGTCAATGAAGCCGTTGAGGAGGCAAAGAAGACCATCCGGCAGAAAGCCGGATTGACCGACGGCACGATTGATTACCTCGCCGCCTACAAGTACGGCGACGATCTTCTCAAAAAGCTCGCAAAAGCGATGAAGTAAGGGGGCGAGGCTATGGCTCCACAAGCCAGATGCAAATTACCGCCGGAGCTTGGCGGACTGATGCGCCGGGACATGGAAGCGGTCATTCATCAGGCGAATCTTGGTCGGGAAGACGAAAAGATTGCGCAGCTCTACTTTGTGGATAAGCTTCCACAAGTGGACGTTGCGACGGAACTGTATCTTGGCAGGGCGACGGTGCAAAGACGCCTCCCTGGGATTATGCAGCGCATGAGAGACACGTCGAGCAAACTGTATAGCTAAGTGATGCACAACTGAGGCACACGAAAATACGAAAAAGCCCATACTGGACACATCAAAGGAGTGTTCGGCATGGGCTTTTCTTATTTCAATCCAAACCCGGAAGGAAAACAAGTTGGGGACTGTACCGTCCGGGCAATTTCAAAGGCGACGGGCAAGAGCTGGGATGAAACATACGTCGGACTTTGCCTGCAGGGGTTGAAAATGGGCGACATGCCGTCGGCAAACAGTGTCTGGGGCGCGTACCTCCGGCAACAGGGATTTACCCGGAACGTTGTTCCGAACACATGCCCGGACTGCTATACGGTCGAGGAATTCGCAAGAGACCATCCGCGCGGCGTGCATGTACTCGCCTTATCAAGCCACGTCGTGTGTGTAGAGGACGGAAAGTATTTCGATAGCTGGGATTCCGGGAACGAAATCCCGCTGTTCTACTGGGAAAAGGAGGATAAATGATGTTCGGACAACAGCCTTATGTGTATCAGCAGCCGATTTATAATCAACCGCCCATGATGCAGGAACCAATGATGCGTCCACAGTATCAGCCTGCGCCGCAGTATCCGACTCCGCAACCTCAGTCACAGCAACCGAGCGGGGGACAGTCTATCATCTGGGTTCCGAACGAAAAGGCGGCAAACGAATTTATCGTCGCGCCGAATAACGCCGTCACGCTCTGGGATATGAACGCGCCGGTTGTGTACGTCAAGAAAGCCGACGCAAGCGGTAAACCAGCAATGACAACTTATGACCTTGTAGAGCGCTCTACAGCCCCCGTGAGCCCCGCAGCGCCGCAAACAGTTCCTACAGTGGAATACGTGACCCGCAAGGACTTTGACGAACTGGCGGCAAAGGTGGCGGCTCTGAGCGTCAAGCCCGTTAGAAAGGTGAAGGAGGCAGAAAATGAATCCACTGTTTAATGCACTCGGCGGCGGACAGATACCAGGTCCAATGGGTCAGTTCCAGAACATGATACAGCAATTCCGGCAATTCCAGCAAAGCTTTAAGGGCGACCCGAAAGCGGAGGTTGAAAAGCTGGTACAGTCTGGGAAAATCTCGCAGCAGCAATTGAATCAGCTGCAACAGGTGGCAAGCCAGTTTCAGCAGCTTCTTGGATAACTTAGATTTCAATTCGTGCGCACGATTGAGATAAATTTCAAAATCTACGAAAGGAGAAAACTATGAGTTTGAATGGCGATGGTATTCCTATGAACATGCCTGTAGTTCCGGCAAACTCGGACAGCGGCAACGGATGGGGCGGCGGTAATGGCTGGTGGATCATTATCCTGTTCCTCGCGATTTTCTGCGGCTGGGGTAACGGAAACGGCTTTGGCAATCGTGGAGGGAACGGCGGCGTTGTTGACGGCTATGTTCTGGCATCTGACTTCTCGAACATCGAAAGAAAGATTGACAGCGTGAACAATGGCGTCTGCGACGGCTTCTATGCGATGAACACGGGGATGCTTAACGGCTTTGCCGGTGTAACGCAGGCTGTGACTTCCGGCTTCTCTCAGGCGGAGCTTTCCCGCTGCAATCAGCAGGCTGCGCTTATGCAGCAGCTGAACAACATGGCGATGCAGGCACAGGAGTGCTGCTGTGAAAACCGCGCTGCAATCGCCCAGGTGCGCTACGACATGGCGACGCAGGCATGCGACACCCGCAACACCGTGCAGAACACCACGCGCGACATCATCGACGCGATGAACTGCGGCTTCCGCAGCATTGATCAGAGATTGACGGCGCAGGAACTGGCTGCAAAGGACGCGAAGATTGCCGAGCAGAACCAGCAGCTCTTTGCGGCGCAGCTGGCGGCTTCTCAGGCGGCGCAGAACGACACGCTCAAGTCCTACGTAAGTGGGCAGCTGGCGTATTACAACCCGCGCCCGGTCCCGTCGTTCGCGGTACCGGCTCCGTACCAGTTTGCAGGCTGCAATAGCGGCTATAACTACGGCTGTGGCAACTGCGCTTAACTCCATAACGTAGAGCTTTTTCGTGGAATCACGAAAATGATCGGTTCCTTGCCGATACTCGAGAAACGCGGCGGGGCAATCGTCCCGCCGCTATTTTTAACCGTGTCGAATTCGACGCATTTAGAAAGGAATGATTTTATGGCAGAATTTACGAATGTAAACATTCAGACAATTGCCGCCGGGCAGAATGTGCCTCTGACGGAAACGGCGATCAGCAGCAAGCCGTGCATTGTGCATCGAGAGGGAAGTGGGCTTGTGACGCTTCGCGGGCTGACAAACCAGTGTAAGGCGGTTTTCAAAATTTCCTACGGCGGCAACATTGCCATCCCAACCGGCGGAACCGTCGAAGCAATCACGGCGGCGCTCGCGATCAATGGGGAAGCCATCGCAAGTGCGACGGCGACCGTGACTCCGGCGGCAGTTGAAAACTATTTCAACGTTTATGTTTCGGCACAGATTTCTGTTCCGAAGGGCTGCTGTGTGACGGTTGGTATGAGAAACACAAGCACGCAGGCTATCAATTTCGCTAACAGCAATCTGACGATTGAGAGAGTGGCATGAAAGGAGGATGCAATATGTACGATTTAAGAAATCTCCGTGAAATGCTCTGCAAAGAGCTGGACGAAATCGCCGACAAGCGCGAAATGTCCGCCGGTGACTTGGACGCAATCCAGAAGCTGACGAGTTCCATCAAGAACACCTACAAAATCGAAATGCTTGAGGACGGCGGCTATTCCCGAGATGGTGAGTGGGAAGCCGATATGCGCGGCACGTATGGGCGCGGCAGCTCCTACCGTGGCAGGCGCCGCGATTCTATGGGGCGATACAGCCGGACAGATGTTCGGGAACATATGCGCTCGACGCTGGAAGACATGATGAGCGACGCAGACGATGATAAAACGCGCGAGGCTATCCGGCGCTGCATGGAGCAGATTGACAGAGCATAAGGAGGGACAGACATGCTGGATGAAGCCGAAATCCGAAAGGAAATAGCACGGCTGGAATACGAAGAATCCAGCTATCCCAATTATGCCAAACTGGCGAACCTATATGTGATACGCGACAAGATGCAGGGAGCGGAGAATGCCAGAGATAAGTTTGTGGGTTACTACTCTGGCGCTCCCGCCCCTGTGACCGCAGAACCGGCTACCGTGGGCGAGTACGGGGACAGTGAGTTTTTGCTTGCAGTAGCTGGGAAAGACCCGGCGAAGGCTTGGGCGGTCGTTGATGAACTCATGGATACACTTGCGATGGTAAACAGCAAGGTTTATAACTCTGTTATGCAGAAGATAAAACGTGTCTAGTGTTAGTAACCGTGTTAGCTATTTGTTAGTAACCGAAAAAATCTGAAAAAATCTGAAAACGTCTGAGATTCAATAAATTTTATAAAAATGTCTTAAAACGTCTGAAAACGTGCTTAGAAAGTCTCAAAAAATGATGGAGACCTGCCTTTTAAGCAGGGTGTCCGGAGTTCGAATCTCCGGCGGGTCACCAAAAAAGCCTTGAAATCTCAAAGGTTTCAGGGCTTTTTCTTTTTCGCTGATTTTTGGTTTGTTAGTAACGTGTTAGTAACAGGCGCATCTATCGCATTCACAAGTTGGTCAATGTCAAAGTGCTCATAGATGTTTGCGGTCGTGGAATAGTCTGCATGCCCGAGCATTTTTTGCAGGAGTTCAGGCTTGATATTGTTTGCTACAGCCCAGCTTGCGAATGTGTGCCTTGTTGCGTGTGGTGTTTTCTTGGAGATTCCGAGCCGCTCCAAAAGCGGGTAGTAGTCACGCTTGCGAAAATTTGCAATGACTTTTTGCCCGGCATACCCAGAGATCAGAAGTTCGCCTTTTGCACGCTCTTTGAATTCTGCGAAATATTTACGCCCTTCGGAACGAATTGGGATTATCCTGTTCCTGCCTGCTTCTGTCTTTTCCCCACCGATCACGTAGGTTTCATGGACATTTTCGGTTCTAAGCCCGAACAGCTCGCCGATTCGCATACCGGTATAGACCATCATCAGGGCAAGTTTGGCTGCTTGGGAACCGTCCGCTTCGAGCTTCTGGATATCCTCTTCTGAGAAGATCTCTTTTTCTTTCTTCACATTCTCGGGCAGTTTAATGAACGAAGCGAAGTTTGTCGTTATGAGTTCCTGCCGGATTCCCCATTGTGACATCTGCGTTGCAAGTTGTTTGAACTTCGACAGTAGCGAGTGGGATTTATCGCTGTACTTGTCTATGACAATCTGGTAATCAGCGGTCCGCAGTTCGCGAAATTTTCTGTCATGCAATGGTTCAAAAACGTCATATGCGCGTTCGTAAGACTCTATTCCCTTCGCGCCGATATCGCGGAAGTGTTCATCCTTCCATGCTTCGTAAACCTGCTTGAAGGTCCAGTTATATATTTCATCAATACTCCGCCCTTGTAAACGCGCCAGCGCGTCGAGGGCGGCTGTTTTTTTATCGTAGTATCCAATTATGGTTTTTCCTTTTGCGGCTACCCACGGGCGCGTGCGCCTGCCTTGCAGCTTGTAAACTGTCCCTGTACCGTTTGCACGCTTCAAAGCCTTTCGCTGCGGAGCTTGCTGCTGTTTCCCACACCAGCAGCAGAACACAGAACCGTCCGGTATATCCTTTTTACACTTGATGCACTCCATGTTTCCCTCCACGTTCTTTTCGGATTGCATAGAAAGTAATTGCCGAAGCCAGCGCTGAACCTACGATCAGGGCAATGCACGCCCATGCAGCTACGGACAAATCTCCGCCGCGAATGAGACCTGTGTTCCGAATTTGCGCATCCGTCACAAGGCAGGCAATTAGAGAAAAGGAGAGCAGCATACAAAACAGGGCGAGAACGTAACACATTGTATGTGTAGCCCTTATCTGTGCGCTCTGCGCGGCTGTTGTTGCCGCCAGCTTGGCGTTTTCGATCTCGACATGATGAATCTGCTCGGTCAGTTCTTCCGGGCTTTCTGCGGGTTTGACAAGCCCGCACAACTCATCCAGCGACAGCCCGAGAACGCGGCATAGCGCGGCAGAATTGTACAGTTTCGGGTCTTGCTGTGTTCCTGCGCAGAGCTTCGTCACAGCCGATCTGGAAACGCCGGATTCTTCAACAAGCCTATCGATGGTGTAATGCTGATCTTCCTTCGCCCGCTTTATGTTACTCTGATATGCAGAAAGATATGGGGCGAGTTCCTGAATCGCCGACATGATATACCTCCATTTTCACATATATTTCGCTGATTCTTCTGCTATGGGTATGGTTTTACCAATTTGAGGGTGGACATTTCTACCCACTTTGCTATGCTGGTTACAGGCGCGCGAGAAAGCCCCACCGCCGGTGGAGCGACGGTGGGGCGATCTTAAACATTCCATTATACAAAATAGTCTGTCCCATAATTGCCGCTTACGAGGGTTACCGGACGAAGAAAATGCAAGGTGTTCTTTGTGGAAGATTCCAAATTGAAATTATTGAACAAACGTTCTAAAATATGGAGGTACACCAAATGCAGAGCATCAATATTCGCTTTGAAAACGGGAAAGTAAACATCATCGTAGACGGGGCGCTTTTCAAAGACGTCCACAGTCTGAGCCTGGACTACATCAAAGGAGCGCCCATGCTCTTCTCCTGTGTCTCCGATGTAGGGGAGACGCGGGAGCATTGGAACAAATGCCCGCTGCCGAACTGATTTACTTGATTGTCCACGAATTTCCACAGTTTTGGCAAAGACAAATCTTTTGGTTCTTTACGACCTCTTTTGCAGTTCCGGTGCTTTTCTTCCAAACAAGGTTGGAAAGCCCCAGCGTACACATAGCAGTTAAACCACGTGCGGCATTATTCATGTGGCCGCCAAAGCCAACGCCGGACTTCTTGGTTTTGCTGGATACCTGTTGCATGGTAATCGTTACATTTTCACTTCCACAGTTCGGGCATGTCATATTTTTTAACCTAATTCCTTTCTTTTTAGCAAGTGATGCGATGCGCTCAATGTATCCGGTTTTCTTTTCCCCGTACAATTCATCATCGATACGAAGCACGGCAGCAAACGCTTTTTCGTATTGCTGGGTTTTGATATACAAATCAGCGAGCCGAAAAGCCCATTTTGAACCACGAAATTTTAGGCCGCCATTGAGCCAAATGTTTTCCCAGAACTCGATGAGGCTACCAATGTCGCCAGTTTCTTCATAGAGGTTTTCAGCTATATTGATCTGCCGAAGCTGTAGGTTTTGCAAGTCGAGCTCATTTTGCAGGCGCGTGCTTAGTTCCTCGAAATTTTCCATTCAATTACCTCGGCGGTATTTTAGTATATCTATATCGATTGTATCACTAGGTTCTTAATACCTCAACGCTGAAACTGCACGAAAAAGCAACCTAAAATTTGACGGAAATGGAGAAAATTATGGATGAAAGGGAGGAACCAGGACATGAAGGAACGAACGACTGAGAGAAAGAAATTAGAAGCCGAGGCGCTGGTACTGATTTCGAGGTTAAGCGGCGCGCAGATCAAGGCGCTCAGAAAGCTCGTTCTTGACTTACATCATACGCAGGATGGTGTTCCATGCCCAGAAGTAGTATTTGGCGCCAAACTGTGATATAATGCTATATGATAAGTATGCAAAACGGCTGAAAGGAGAAAAAGATGCTCGATTATTTAGTTGAAAACGGATGGGTAGATTCATTTATTAGAACCGCTGTCACAATTGGAATCTACCACGGCTGGAAGATCATCTTGACGGGAATCTATAGGTTCATCAATAAGCGACTTCACAAGAATTGACAGACGCACTGCGAAGTATACGATTAGTACAACGCCGTAAATCACGCAAAACGTTCTGTTACGATTTATGCCGATGTATATTCCTATTCCACCAGAGTACGTAAAAGCTATGAACAATGTCACGTATTGCAAGACTGATCGAAGCTTCCTTTTGTCTTGCTGCAAACTTTTAATCCACTTCCAGATTGCGCGAAGTATCAAAGTGGCGATTCCCCCGATTGCCGTAACAAGCAGACCGGTTACAAGGTCTGGCACGGAAACGTAATTTTCGACAAACTTGGCGATAAAATCCCTCACATCGATTCCCCCAACATAGCTTTCATGGCGGCGATGAACCTTTTGAGTTCATCGTCGCTCATTTTTTTAGATAGTGCCAGAAGTTCTTTCTGCTCGTCAGAAAGCCCGTCGATCATATCAAGTAGCAGCTGCTTTTCCTGGCTCACCGCCCCATCCTTCGGGATGGGGTCTTTTTTTATGCCCGCAGACGGGTCATCGGTTTCGCCGGTCAAGTAGGCGACTGGCACATCAAGCGCGTTAGCAACTGCGGCGAGTCGTTCATAGCTCGGAACAGACTTATCCCATCTGCCGATGACACCATTACCAAATCCAAGCTGTTTTTCCAGTTTGGATATAGAAGTTTTCTTTTCCTTGCATAGCGCTTTGATTTTATCGAGCATATACGGCACCTAAAAAATTAGACTAAACGCGAAAAAAGTTCTTGACTTTTAGGGCAAACTCTAATATACTTAGAGGCGTGAAGGGTACAAAAAACCTAGCCCCTCACCAAGACGGACTTTCAGAAGATATTTAATTGCCTTGACACGCTTATATTAGACTATCTTCTAACCTCTGTCAAGTAGTATTCGTACAGATTGGAGGGATTTTTTTGATTTATGAGAATGTCAAGCGCCTCTGCGAGAAGCACAAGACGAACATCGCGACCGTAGAAAAGGCGTGCGGCATTGCCAACGGCACAATCGGAAAGTGGGCAGGAAAGGACGCTGCCCCGCGCATCGACACTGTAAAAGCGATTGCAGACTATTTCGACGTATCGGTCGACTCGCTGCTACAGAAGCCGAGAAAACGGAAGGAACCTTGAGCCTTGTAAAAGAGGCTCAGACGGAAAAGGAGGACGTATGAACCACATAGACAGTGTGGTAACACTTCCGGTAATACCACGGTATTACCTTTAGGAAATGGAAATGGAATAGATAGTATTTCTCTAATCTTAGAAAAAGAAAAAGGAGAGATAGGATGTTAAATCGAGCAACGATTTCGCCGCAAGAAGCGGTAGAGATTCTGCGAGAAAACGGCATGCAGATCGGTGCTGAGGTTCTTAGGCTGGGGCTGCAACAGGGTGTTTTCCCGTTTGGTAAGGCGGTAAAAACCGAGAAAGCACCTGTCTACTGGGTTTTCCCGAAAGACCTTAATGCTTGGATTGAGCGGCATTTAAAGGATGGCCCCACTAAGAACGGGGAATTTGTGGAGGTACATGATGACTGACGTTGAATATATCCTTGAGGCGAATCACCGGCGGGCAAGAGAGCGCGAACTCGGCGAGCGGTGGGACAAGATTATCCGGCAGCGCAAGCGGAAGTCGGAGCTTTTGAAGGCTTCGGAGGCGTTCTGCTTCTCGATTGGCTGCGTTCTTCTGGGCGGCACGGCGGTCCTGCTGGGCTTCGGGCTGTTTAAAGCAGCGTTCACGCTCGGCGGCGCGGCGGTGATCTTCTTCGGCGGCGCGGTGCTGATGGAGGCGTGAGATGATTTACCCGTGCAAGAAATGCACACACGACACAGGCAAGTGCCGCTGCCTTGACTGGCAGAGATGGTTCTCTGTGGAGTTTGAGGCAGAAGCGGCGAAGGTGCTTGCTGCGACGCACGCAGAGCCGTTACCGGCGCCGCCGAAGATATTCTATCGCGAGATTGTTTTCAGTTCGATCTTCACGCGGCTTTGGAGGTAGATATGAAGCAGGCTGAACGGGTTTTGAAGTACATGCGCGACTTCGGCAGCATTACGCAGCTCGAAGCGATTCGGGACATCAGCTGTATGCGTCTGGGGGCGAGAATTTTTGATCTCAAGCGCGAGGGTTACGCGATCAAGAAGGAAACGGAAACGAGCAAGAACCGGTATGGTGAGGACACGAGCTATGCCAGATACAGGTTGGTGGAATGATGGAAGACAGACAGCAAGCGCCGTGCATGTACGATGTGTTCGGCAATGAGATCTATGAGGGCGGCGAGTATTGGGTCGGAGACGAAGGGAACATGGCTGATCTGACAGACAGAGAGGACCGTGACCCGAACAACCAGATTATCGCTGTTCTGGTAGAAACACTTGGCACAAGGCACATTTTGGAGGAACTGGGCTATGAAAAAAGGACGTTCCGGCGTTGATTATATTCCGGTCGAAACGCGCGTCAGCGTCTATTTTGATCAGGACCACATCTGCTGCCAGTTCTGCCCGTTTTTTGAGACCTACAGCCGGAAACAGTGCAGATTGACAGGGGAATATATTGTCAACGAGTTTGCCCGCGGCTATTGGTGCCGATTGGAATTGGAGGGGTTATATGACGATCAACGAGAAACTGATTCAGATTCAGGCAGAACTGAAAGCGCCGAAGGATAAGACAAACAACTTCGGCGGCTACAAATACCGCAGCTGCGAGAGCATTTTAGAGGCGGTAAAGCCGCTTCTGAAAACCGTTGGCTGCACGCTGACGATTTCGGACAGCATCGCGGAAACCGGCGGGCGAATCTACGTCATGGCAAGAGCTGAACTGTCAGACGGCGAAAGCAGCGTCATTACAACAGCTTTTGCCCGCGAACCGGAAAGCAAGAAGGGTATGGATGAGCCGCAGATTACCGGTACAGCTTCATCCTACGCGCGGAAATATGCACTCAACGGCTTGTTTGCTATCGACGATACAAAGGACGCCGACACAGACGAATACCAGAAGCAGACCGCACAGCCGAAAGAGAAGCAACAAGCCCAAACAAAGGCTTTGATTTGCGCGGATTGCGGCGGGGAGATCACACAGGTTGTTGAGGGAGGTTCTCAGTTCAGCGCAAGGGCTGTAGCGGAAAAGACAAGAAAGCGCTTTGGCAGATGCCTTTGCTGGAACTGCGCGAGTAAGGCATGATAGAACTGAACATCGTTGAAGCTTCGTGGAGCGTGGATGCTTCGGGGAGCTGGCTGAAGATCAAGCCTGAATTTCCGGCGCAAGCCCAGACGATTTCTGGGGTGCTTGAACCGCAAAAAAAATACACAATGGTAATTAAAGAGTTCCGGAAGAAACGGAGTCTGGACGCCAACGCTTATGCGTGGGTTTTGATGAACAAACTGGCAGACAAGCTGAACATGGGCGTGCGCGACCTGTACCGGCACTACATCCCGGACATCCCGGAAAACAGTCAGGTGGTCTGCGTGCCGACGGAAGCGGTCGAGAAGCTGCAAAGCGGATGGGAGCACAACGGAATTGGCTGGTGCAGCGATACGTTAAAGTCAAAGCTCCCCGGCTGCACGAACGTTGTTTTGTACTACGGAAGCTCCACGTTCGACCAGAAGCAAATGGGCGTGCTGCTCGATCTTATCATTGAGGACTGCAAGCAGGTCGGCGTAGAGTATCTGACGCCGGAGGAACTGGAACGGCTCAAGGGGGAATGGGATGCGTAAGGAAACGAAGGCAACGAAGATACCTGAGAAGGTCAAGAAAGCCGTCTGGACGCGCGACGGCGGGCGCTGCATTGTCTGCCTTCGCCCCGGAAATCCGTGGTGTCATTTCATTCCACGCTCGCAGGGCGGGCTTGGGGTTGAAGAGAACATCGTGACGCTTTGCGATAAGTGCCACAACGACTTTGACCAGACGGCAAAGAGAAAACATATGCAGGCGTATATCAGACGCTACTTGAAAATGAAATATCCCGGGTGGGATGAATCAAAACTGATTTATAAGAAAGGAATGTAGATCATGGAAGACACAAGGACAAGCATTCTCCAAATGGCGCGTGGAGCGATTATGGAGAGAATCGACTACGAAATGACAAAGGTCGTGGACAACATCCTTGACCCGAACACAGAGGCTACAGCAAAGCGGAAAGTGCAGCTTACCATTGAGTTCCGCCCAGACTCCAACCGGCAGACCGTATCGGTTGCCTGCGGCGTGAAAAGCGCCCTTTGCCCGACAAATCCGGTTGCGACATCACTTTATATCACCGGAAACGAATTTGGCGAGGTCACGGCGGTGGAAATGGTACCGAACGTGCCCGGCCAGCTGGATATGATGGGCGAAGAACAGGAAGTAGCGCCCGTCTTGAATTTGGTTAGAAATGCGTAAGGAGGAAAAAGAAATGATTAAGGAAGCTATCGAGAAAATTGAGGCTATGGCGAAGCCGCAGGTTTTGGAAATTGGAGACCACACGTTTGCTGTCCTGCCGAATGGAAACTACAAGGAAATCCATGAGGATGTTTACGGCGCGAAAACGCTTGAACTGAACAGTCTCGACGCGCTTTGCAAGATGATCCTGCGGGAGGGAACAGCTAATGCCGAAGACGGCCAGCTGTTTATCAAGATTCCATCGCATCTCTGCGTTGAGGCTTTTAGAACCCCGGATATGGATACTCCGTTTGAGCGGTTAACGCCGTATTTTGTTCGTGCGACGGACGTTCCCGGCTGGGATGCGGAAACAAAACTCACGTTCGAACGGGCGGCAGTCGCGCTGCAAACCAGATTTCAGGACTCGGAAGACCGCGCGTATACGCTTCAGCTGCTCTCCCAGATCACGACCGGCGCAAAGATCACCTATAACGATATCGGCGTCGCTACGACGATTGTCACGCAGAAGGGTGTGAGCTTACAGGCCAACGCGACAATTCGTCCGCTGGTAAGACTTCGCCCCTACAGAACCTTTCAAGAAATTGAGCAGCCGCTTGGACTGTTCCTTATTCGCATTGACGAAAGAGGTATTTCGTTTGTTGAGGCAGACGGCGGTATGTGGAAGCTGGAAGCGCGGAAGACAATCAAGGAATACCTCGAGGAACATCTTGCCGACGAGATCGAAGCTGGGCGCGTAACAGTCATGCTGTAAGGAGGAAGCATGCTGAACCACATTTATAAGAAAGGGATGTAAGCATGGAAGAACGCAAATCGTTTGTTTATCTGGATGCAGTTCAGTACAAGGAAATGGTGGAAAAAAGTATGCAGCTTTCGATGCTTGAGAGAGCGTACAAGGAACTGAAATCGTATGAGATTGAGTTTATCCTGAAAACCATCTTCGGGGAGAAGGAGGACGGCAAATGCTGAACCACATTGTTATTATGGGGCGGCTCACGCGCGACCCGGAGTTGAGAAAGACGCCGAACGGAACTTCGGTCGCGTCCTTCACGCTGGCGGTTGACCGCGACCTCACGCCGAAGGGCGGAGAGAAAGAGACGGATTTCATTGACTGCGTCGCATGGAAGGGAACAGCGGATTTTGTCAGCGGATACTTTTTTAAGGGCAGTATGGCGGTCGTGGACGGTAGATTGCAGCTGCGCGACTGGAAGGACAAGGACGGGAACAAGCGCCGGTCTGCCGAGGTCGTAGCAAACCGTGTTTACTTCGGCGAAGGAAAGAAATCTTCGGAGCCGAAGGACCCGGCAAACCCCGGCGGGTTTACGATGATGGACGAAGATGACGGCGAAGAACCGCCGTTCTAAGGCGGTGGCGGGATGGCAAACAACAAAGACCCTGCCGTCTTGTTCTACACGTCGGATTTCCTATCCGGCTGTGCCTTGATGGATATGCGGGAGCGTGGGCAGTATATCACGCTCCTGTGCCTCCAAAGAGAGCGCGGGCATATGACAATGCAGGAAATCATACGGGCTGTCAAAAAGCCGTCAGACGAGGTTATGAGCAAGTTTCAGAAGGATGAGGACGGCAAGTACTTCAATCGCCGGATGGAGCTTGAAATCGAAAAACGGGACAAGCATTGCCAGCGTCAAAGGGAGAACATCAGCAAGCGTTGGAACAAAGAAAATGATAACTCTGGTATGGCTGATGGTAGTGCTTGCGGTAATACCACGGTATTACCTTTAGGAAATGGAAATGGAAATAGAAAAGAAAGTAGTTCTATTTCTGAGAAGAAACGTAAGAAATTTATACCACCTACGTTGGAAGATGTTTCCGCATACGCGAAGGAGCGTGGAGTCCAGAATCTGGCACAGAAATTTTTCGACTATTATTCTGCCGGAAACTGGGTCGACGGGAAGGGTGACCCCGTACGGAACTGGAAACAGAAGTTTTTGACGTGGGAATCGAAAGAACGTGAGAAGGGCACGCCGTCACAGCCGGGGAAGAAGCCGGGATACAACGTGCAACATCACGACGGCGATCTGAGCGACTTACAGAAAGCGGCGATTCAGCGGATGCTGGGGGAGGAGGCATGATGAAGCAGGGAGTCGAGGTCTGGATTGTCATACCAAAGCCGCTTCCAATATTCCCCCGACTCATGCCGAAGCTTGGGGCGCCCATCCGGGCGAAGAAGTACCCGCAGAAGATGAAGAACAAGACGTTTTACCTCGTCAGCGTCAAGGACCCGGAGGACGGGCGGCGGAAGATTATCACCGTCCGGGAACCGGAGTGCTGGGAGGCGGAAGTGACGGTGCAGGTCAGGAGGAAAGAATGAGCAGCGTGAAAACGGAGTTGTTTCATGATAATTTCCAGAATTATAAAAAATACGGAATTCCAAAAGCACAACTTGTGATCGCGGATATCCCGTATAACATCGCTGGGAATGCGTATGCATCAAATCCAATGTGGTACAAGGGGGGCGACAACAAAAACGGGGAAAGCAAACTTGCGAAGAAAGCGTTTTTTAATTCCGATGGGAATTTCAAAATCGCAGAGTATATGCATTTCTGTTCGCGTCTGCTTAAAAAAGAGCCAAAGGAGAAAAACCAAGCCCCGGCGATGATTGTGTTTTGCGCGTTCGAGCAGATACAGACGGTTATAGATTACGGAAAGCGATACGGGTTTCAGAAGTTTTACCCGCTGTTTTTTTGCAAAAACTATTCCGCGCAGGTGCTCAAAGCTAATATGCGTCCGGTCGGAGCAGTAGAATTCGCGGTTGTTCTTTACCGAAATAAGCTACCGAAATTTCGCAACGCAGACGTATACGGGCAGAGGCACATGGTTTTTAACTGGTTTTCGTGGGAGAGAGATAGCGCAAAGTTATACCCGAAAATCCACCCGACGCAAAAACCAGTGAGATTGTTGAAACAGCTTATTGAGATTTTTACAGACCCGGGCGACGTCGTGATAGACCCTTGCGCTGGTTCTGGGTCAACGCTTCGCGCAGCGGCAGAACTTGGACGGAATAGTTACGGGTTCGAAATCGACAAGCGGTTTTATAAAGCGGCGAAGGAGAAAATGCTCAGCTTTGAGCCGGACGGGCAAATAAAGTTGGAGGAACTGGCATGAGTAACTTTGGACCATGCACGCAGGACTGCCCAAACCGGAAAGCCGGTTGCAGCGCGTCCTGCGAGGCTTGGAACGCCGTGAAGGGAGAACGGCTGAAAAGCTACGACAAACGCGCCGGAATCGTCGACATAAGCCAAATGACCGATGGCGGGGCGAGAAACTGCCGGAGGGCGGCAAGAGGGAAACGGAAAATAGGAGGGGAAATGTGACGCTATGACAGAAAAGGAAATTATACAGGCGCTGCGGTGTGGAGAGGATGCCAATGGTACGCCACGCCCTGAACCAAGTGATGGAGAGATTGTATGTTATGACCCGTTGAAACTTGCTGCTGCCGATCTGATCGAGCGCCTGACCGCCGAGAATGCGGTGCTGCGGGAGAAGGTGCCGCAGTGGATCAGATGCAAAGACGAGCTGCCGCAGCCAGAGCAGGCGATTTTAACAAGAGACAAATGGGGGCATATTCGCGATCGGGTATTCCACAAGTTCTTGAGCGGCCCGGTATTATTTAGACCGGACGGATTAGCACCGATAAAGGACGTCACCCACTGGATGCCGCTGCCGGAAGCGCCGGCGGAAGGAGAAAAGGAAGATGCTTGATATTTGCCCAATCTCGCTCGCGGAGGCAAATGCGTTTGTGGCAGAGCATCACCGCCATCATAAGCCGGTCGTTGGACATAAATTTTCCATCGGCTGCACAGACGGAGAGAAAATCGTTGGCGTGGCGATCGTCGGAAGACCCGTTGCACGGTATCTGGATGATGGATGGACGCTTGAGGTAAACCGCTGTTGTACAGACGGAACTCGAAATGCCTGCTCTATTCTGTATGCCGCTGCATGGCGCGCCGCCCGGGCGATGGGCTACCACAAACTGATTACTTACATTCTGGATACGGAGCCGGGGACAAGCTTAAAGGCGGCTGGATGGAAGTGCGTCGGACAGGCTGGCGGGCTTCGCTGGACAGGCAAGCGCCGCCCAGAGGTCGACCTTTGCCCCGCACAAATGAAAATCCGCTTTGAGCGGGAGGAGGACGCGCTATGACAGACAAGGAAATCGTGCAGGCGCTGCATATCTGCGGCGAAGGTCACCCGTGCAGAGACTGCCAGCTATACGGCAAAGAGATCTCTTGCGTTGAGACGTTGTGCAAACAGGCGCTCGACCTCATCGAGCGCCTGACCGCCGAGAACGCAGACCTGCGCAAGGAGATCGAGTGGAAGGACATGGTGCTTGCCCTCGCCCAGCGAGAGCAAGCAAAGGCAGAAGCCGAGAGGGACGCTATAATCGAGCAAATAAAAGAGCGGCATGACTGCCTGGACTGCAAGCATAACGATTTTTGCGAATTTGACGGTGCGGACGGTGCGATTGTCTTTGACTGCATGAACTGCATGAAGGAAGGATGCCCATGCGCCGGGTGCATCGATTCCAGCCGCTGGGAATGGCGCGGCTTGCCGGAAGCGACGGAGGGAGGAGGTAAGGCATGATCGACCGAATCAGAGCCCTCCGGTACAAACGACCGGCGCTTGCCTCGATGGGCGCGTACAATATTATGGCTGAACTTGACGACATCGTAGAGGCTTGCAATGGCGTGCGGTACTACATTGAGCAGGCAGACAACGACGAGACGCTTCTCAATGCACTCGATGGCGACGAGGATGTGGAATGGGAATTTCGCATGGCTTTCGCAGATTTGTCCGCAAAAGCCGACGAGCTGCAAATGAGGCTGTACGAGCAGGATTTCGAGGACTTTTACCGAGACTTTGATGATGCAACAGTCGCTCTGATTGGCAACCGCTACGAACTGGTAGGCTATGACAGTGAAGAGGAAGATTATTTTTCGCTTACGAGCTACGAAGAAGGACTCGCGCAGACGGAGGCTGGGAAGAGGCTTTGCAGACTGACGAAGTCGGAGATGATCGAGCGCATCGGCTGGGCATTTGGCATTTTGCTTGCTTTTTTTGATTTGCGCCAACAATACGATTACCTCAAGGCAACGTTTGATATCCTGCGAGATGAAAACACATCGCTTCTGGATACCATCAAAGAGATTGAAAAGGCTTACGATGACATGGATGCAGACGGATTTCACGAATGGGCAGCAAGCACGAAGCGTTTTGACCGGCTACTTGAGGCGCTCCCAGACCGTGCGTGGCTAGAATAGGAGGGGCTATGGAACGACTAACATTTGAAGGGAACTTCTGCGACATTGCACAATGCCGCGAACTGCCGTGTAAGTATGACGGGAACTGCACGCAGAAGGAGGTATGGGAAAGGCTCAAAGCATATGAAGATTCTAGATTATCCCCGCAGGCGTGCGCAGAGGCTCGGGAAATTGAGGAAACACTTTCCGGCTGTGGTTATTCCATCTCACGAATGGTGGAGCTGATGAAAGCCGACAAGGACGGGCGCGTCGTGATTCTGCCGTGCAAGGTGGGCGATACGGTGTGGTTTAAGACATACAAAAATAACGCGCGAGATTGCATTGGCGTGCAACCACATGAGGTTACAAGAATATCAGCAAGCATCATTGTTCCGGGGGAAATTGTGGATATCGGTATCCCTGTGGACCAGATCGGTGTGAGAGTATTTTTGAGCGAGACCGAAGCGGTTGCGGCTGACGCGAAACCTCCGGCTGGAAATTCCATTTTGGAAGTTTAGGAGGCGAAGCAGGATGGAACGGATGACAAGCCGAGATGAGGATTGCGTGCTGGTAAACGGTCACGCGCTGGGTTATGCGACGATCGGCGAACTTGTCCAGATGGCGGAACGTCTCGCAGCGTATGAGGATATGGACAGTAAGCGGCTCAGACCGGGCGATACGGTATGGCTGTCACAGATGTTTTACACACGCCCAAAAAAGCCCGTGCCGGTCACGGTAGACGCGATTCGCATTGACCGGGAAGGAACGACGTACATTACCGGGCGGAAGAGATTCTGCGAGGAAGCAATCGGACGAACGGTGTTTTTGACAGAGGCAGAAGCCGAGAAGGCAATGAAAGGAGAAACTGAAAAATGAAAAAACGAATGGCTTTGCTTCTGGCGGCTGTCGTGCTGGCTTGCACGCTCACCGGCTGCCATGAAGCCGACAAGGTAAACCACAACATGAACGTTGCCGCTGACAATTTCAGCTGTGAGCGCCGGATCACGGTCTACAACGCGAGAACTGACAAAATCATCCTCTACGCCGAGGGATATATGTCCATCAGCAACAACTCCTCTTCGGAACTGGTCGTAACGTGCAAGGTCGGTGCAAACGAGTACAAGAAGAATTACATTTACCTCAACGACTACACGCTCTACGTGGTCGAGGACATCACCGGCACGCACGCCGACCCGTACCATTATTTGATCGAGTTCCACACCGAGTTCCCGGTAAACGTGGATGTCAAGCCGTAGGAGGGAAAGAAGGATGGCTAAGCACATAACCAAAGCGCAGTTGAAACAACTCTATCAGGCTCAGCTCTTCGATAACGACGAATATCTGAGGCTTTTAAAAGAGTTTGCAGGGATAGAATCCCGACCGACCACGGAGTACAACCACTACGACGAAAATGGCGACTTTATTGGCAGCAGCGTGGACACCGATCTTTCTGACCTGCTGGACGAGGCTGGCGTGGAGGTGCGGGACGATGGCTGAATTGAAACCGTGCCCGTTTTGCGGCGGAGAGGCAGCGTTTTTGGGCACAACCTGTACGATAAAGTGTAAACAGTGCGGAGGGGCGTTTATCGCCACAAGTCCTGTTATGACAAGGATGGAAACCGCGGCTGCGTGGAACCGGAGGGTAAATGATGACTGATTATATCCGGCGCGATGATGCGCTATTTGCGTTGCGGAAAGCAGAACGCGGTGGAAGCATGACGGCACTAACACGGTTGGAACGCGCATATGCCGAAATTCGGGAAATGCCCGCCGCCGACGTTGCGGAGGTGGTTCACGCGAAGTGGATTCCGTTCCATAGCGAAGCGGCAGGAGATATCCAGTATTGCTCGGCGTGCGACATCGGATTTGACGCGCGAATGGATTACTGCCCGCACTGCGGGGCACGCATGGACGGCTGGATGGAGGACGCAGACAATGGGTGATTTGAAAGCTCTTGTTGATGCGCTGGTTATCCTTAATGACGATAATCTTGCACAGACAGTCATTGACAACAATGATGTGCAGCGGTGCTTATCTGAATTGCAGGATATGCTTGCTGCCGATATGGAGCCGGTTGTGCGCTGCAAGGACTGCAAATACGGCTCATACGACAGCAAACAGAACGGCGCTATGATCTGCCTGAGAACAAACGATGGCTTCTGGCGGAAGGAAACGGATTTTTGCAGCTACGGTGAGTATCAGACAAATACAGGAGGTAGCAATAATGTGGCTGATTGATGCGAACCGGCTATACGACGCAGCAGAAGAAAAGTACATGGAAGATCGGAGCGAAACCGAGAATGTTATCACGCGCGTAATGTTGAGCCAAGCGCGACAGAAAATTCAGGAGCTGATTGCATATGCACCCTCGGTAGACGCTGAACCGGTCGTGCGTTGCCAAGATTGCAAGAATTTCCGTCGGAATGAAGAAAATGACCCGTACTGCGCAGATCGGAGAGGGCTTTCAGACCCGGAGCCTGACGGGTATTGCA